AAATTTCTCATAAAATTTAAGCAAGAAAAGATGACTTAAATTACTAACAACACTTTCATCAGCATGTTCGTCTGATTCTGTTGTACTAAAAGTTAAAAATTCTGGATTGTTATTTTTTTCTAAAGAATCAATTCCACTAAATCCACGAATACATCCAGTAAAAGAAGTTGCGGTTTTTCCAGTATATGTAATAATTTCATTGTCAATTTTGATAAGTCCATAACTATTAGGAAATCCACCAGTATTTGTCACATTAATGGTACGTTCTGATGCTAAAATGTCAGAAGTTAATTTTATTGGGTATAATGTCTGTGCAACAACTGTATTCAGAGCAGCAAAACTCTTTATATTCTTATTATCCGCAACATTTTCTGCAAGATCTATTGTCCCATATTCATGTTCTTGTGAAATATAATATTGTTCTAGAAACTCTTTGAATAGAGGATTATCTTCTTGTATAAAATCTGGAATCTGACTTTCCAGAAGATGTGAAACTTTTACTTTTGTATCTGCCATTTCTTATCTGGTATACCTTTTATTACTAATGAAACTTGAAGATGGTGTATATGAAGTTCCTGATCTATTGGAACCAGAGGAAACTAAGTCCTCCTGTAAAGTTAATTTACTTCCACTAGTAGTATCTAGCACGATATAAAGGTTCTGTTTTGCGATAATATCATTTGATTCGGGAGTAATCTCAATTTGTATTTTACCTTCCACAGCAGTAGATGTAATATTGACCGAATATAGTATAATTTCACCCTTTACATAGTCAATAGTACCAGCATTATTATTAATAAATTTAGGTTCAGAATTTACCATTTGGAAAAATCTTACTTTTCCTGTTAATCCATCAGGATCGGGCAAATCTGTCAAATAAACATCTCCATCAATATTACTTATTTGAAATGGTGATGATCTTATATTAAATCCTTCCAAATCTGCATGGAATTGATTTGAATAACATAATTCATAATTTGCAAGTTGATTATAAGCAGGACTTAAATCCCTTCTCATTGAAACAACAGTAATATTAGAAGTAATAGCACTATCAACTTTATCAATTATTGACAATAATTTACTGTACTTTATTCTTCCACCAAATGAATTTATATCAGATGATGTTGCATATGTCGATATTGCTTTAAGTATTCTAGAAGATAACTCTTCTTTAGAAGTAACAAATCCAGGATTATATGAAACTGTGCAGTCATATTCAACATAAAGATATTTCAGATCAATAAATTCTTGTTTAATTCCTGCAACTGTATATTTTTTCAATCCATTTTTTATAGATGCTTTTGTAGTATCTGATAAAAGTTCTCCTGTTTTTGGTTTAATTGTAATAAAAACCTTTCCATATTGTGGTGGATCTAATTCTTCTCCACCATATGCAGTAACAGATTCAATATTTGGATATATTGAAGGTACTAAACTAGTGTAATCATTTGCTGTAACTGCCCTAAATTGCGACGCATAGACCCTTGGAGCAAGATACTTAACATTGTCAAGGGATTCTATATTATCACCGTTCTGAGACGATTGTGAGGTGGTTAAAAGAGATATACCTTGAGTAACTTTAGTATCAATTAAAGTATCTCCACTTCTTATAGGATAAGTTAAGTTACCTGCAAAGTTAAAAACTTTTGCTCCATTACCATCTTTACCATTAGTAGTAATATAAGTTGCAGTAATTACACTTCCATTTGGTGGTTTCTTACCTAGAATGCCATCACCAAATAGAATTTGATACCTTTCATCTTCAATTTCTTGAATTAAGAATAATCTAGACTCTGCATTAACGTTAAAAATATTTTCATAAGGATTATATACCTCTACAGTACCTGTAGATCCATCTGTCACACTGACTCTAATACTAGTTGTATCAATATTTGCATTGGGTAGAATATATTTTGCATCGACTTGAGCATCATTTACAGTAAATTGCTTTGTTAGGTAGTTTCCTTCGTAAATATCTAGATTTGAGAAGGATGCAATGTTATTTTCATCAGGAGTAACAGTAACTTTATCTGGAATTGAGAAAATATAAGAACCATTTGTTACTTGTCCCACAGCAACAACACCTGCGGCCAGTGTAACAGACCTAACTCCACTACTAATAGAACTTGTATCTATTGTAAAATTTATGGATGCAACTGCAGATCTCTTTGATCGTGGGACATATCCAATATTTCTTGCCAATGAAACTACATTTTCCCTTACAGTAGCACTGTCAATGAATGCCTCATTGACCGCCATGTTAGTATTATAAGAAGTAATATAGGAATTATATGCAAGATTATCAATTAGAACCGAGAAATTTGATCCCTCAAAGTCAAAATCAGTGAAATTGGAATTAGATCGCAGATAATCTTTGATCTGAGTCCGTAAATCGTTGAAATCTAAATTTGTAAACTGATTAAATGACATTTTATACCTTATACCCTAGTCGGTTGTAGTAGAAATTCTATATTTTGTTGTGGAGTTGGTAAACCTACGATCTCATATGTAATTTTTATCTCTAAAGCATTTGAATCTTGATCTGTTATAACGTTAATATCATTTAGATTGATTCTAGGTTCAAAGTTCTTCAGTAATGCGTCTATTTCACGCTCTAAAACATCTCCAATTCCACTATCTATAAGTTCAAAAAGAGAGTTATCAACAGATGTACCAATCAATTCATTAAAAAATCGCTCATTGAATTTAGTTCTGCATAAATTTATGACAGATTTTTTGATTGCGTCCTCATTCTTAAGCACAGTTACGTCATTTGTAACTGGATGCTTACTAAAAGACAAACTAATGTCCTTAAATGCTCTGGAAATCTTAACTGCCATTCAAAAATAGGTATAACCCACACTATATGTATATCCGTTTTCCAGAGTTTTATATTTTAAGCATAAAAAAGACCCCTTGCGATGCAAAAGGTCTTATCTATTTTGTAATGACGACTATATTTAAACTACTTTCCTGACTCTTAGGTCTGAAGGAACGAAACCTTCTGCCTGTAGAGCGTCTAAACGCTTTGTGGCCTCCTCTTTAGTCATATTAGCACCAACTATATCCCAACCCTGTGTAAAGAACTGTTCTACGTTGTAAAGTTGCTCGTCCATTGCTACCTCCCTTGTCCTCTATAACGTTTTTTTGCCTTGTTAGAGGCAGTTGCAGCATATTTAGTATGCTTTCCTCGACCCTGATAGGTCTTCTTTGGTTTTGCTTCTACCTGAACTTCTCCAGATAAACTTCTCATACCCATAATGTTTTGCTCCGTTTTTTTATCTTTAGCGGCCGTATTTTTAACGGCCCGATTTTTTAGAGGGGCATAAGACCCCTCATTACTATAAGACCTTAGATAACTCTAGTCTTCTCATGCCCTACCCGAATCTTAGGGTCACACCAGATCTCGAAACCTGCTTCGATAGCGTCTAGACAGAACGAGACATCCTCGCCACACATATCTTGAACCTCACCAGATTCAAAGACTTGCATCTTTGGAGCGAACCAAGGATAGGGAAGACCCTCATGCTCGAATACTCCGTGCTTTATAAGTAACCAACCGAATCCAGTATAGTCACATGTGAAGGGCTTGCGACGCTTGCTCATCGTCTCTATGGTTTCATGATTCATCACACCACCATTCTGACGGAAATCGTCCTCCTCTAACCAATGTGCAATAGAAGTAGTCTTTCCATCCTCTGTGCAATACCACCCTGCTGCAATCTCTTTATCCATATGCACAAGACGGTAGAACTTCTCAGTGTCAAATACAATGTCACTGTCAATCCATAACTGATAGTCATATTTCAACTTACCATCCCACGGAACCTGTTTAGGTCCTCTGAGAACATTAGCACCTAAACACTTGCATCTTGCAAAGTTTACCATGCTACTATAGTCTTGTGATATCTGAATCGCTGCACCGTTCTGAACCAAGTCAAAACATAACTGTACAAATGCTTTTAAAAAGATGTAAGAAACTCCTCTACCAGGTAGACAGAATACTACTGTCTTTCCTTTTATCATTTCTTTGGCTTCATCAATGTTAAAAGTATCTTGCGATTCTTTCTTCTTAGGCACGTCTGCCTTTACTGTAAAACCTTTAGCCATAACCTCGAATGTTATTATATGATTATTATACCACTACAAGTCAATAATTGCAACGGTCCTCTATTTAGATCGACTGTACACTACCGTTCTTACCCGTTCTCAGAAGTCTTCTTCTTCTAATTTGTCTAGGAGATCTTTGAGATCTGACTTTAAGGATCCGTTGACAAGTAAATGGGTATCTTCTTCGATTCTGTACTGAATGGTTTCCATCAGAGTATCCTTTTCATATTCGTCAAGTTCTACTGTGTAACTCATAACTTCCTTATTATAACCCGTCACATTATATATTTCCTACGATTCTTAGAGGGGGCGGTTTTTATCCCTTTAAAATTTTCTATAAGGCTTCCGATAAACCCATACAGAGTATGTATGAAATTCCGAATTTACATTGGGGTTTTATGCCTGGGGTATTTGGGGTAAAATTTTTTTTTCCGAATTTTTTATCACACTCGCTTTCTGGGTTCGTTGTAGGTTAGGGACTTTCGTTTTTTTAAAACGCAAGGGGGCGAAACATTATAACATAAAAACGCAAAAACACTGTCAAATTGTCATATATTGTAACATGAGGACGAAGAAAGTGCCAAATCCCAGTCATAGCAAGGGATCTCAGTACTATTTGTTTATAACGAACAGTTAAATATTTTTATTAAGTAATACTTGACAATACGATTATCCGAGGTAAGATATATTTAAGGGAAATATTACATTTCTTTATTATTACTTAAGGAACATTAAGCAATAATTAATAACATTTAAGAGAATAAAAAAGTATAATACTAACATTTAATAACGAACATAAGACTGCTAAGTAATAACGAACTGCCACCACGAACTGTAGGTAGGTAACATTTAATGCACGAATACTACGAAGTTAATAACATTTAGTGCATCTAATATCCTTTAGAAACTTATACTTAAGACTGATAATATCATCGCTTAAGTTATCATCA